GGGGCTCCTCTAGTGCGCCCTCACTACCTTTTAGCGCTTCGCCGGATAACTCTCTTACCTTGCCTTGCCTAGAAATCTCTTGACCTTCACGAAAGCTGCCGACAAGATCAGGAGCCTTTTGGTTTAAAATTGCTTGCGCTAATACAGAAGATACCATTATGAGCCTCCGAAGAATGTACCCGCTAAACTAGCAAGCTGTTTATTTGTTTGTGCTTTCTGTTGTGCGCTAGATATACCTTGAAGCCCTGAAATCTCAGCCGCGTTTTGTATACCTTGAATTTGTGGGGCTGTTGCGCCTAGTCTAATATTAGCCATTTGCGTACCCAACCCTTGCTGAATATTGGCTTCATTTACTGCGCCACCCTCGATAATAGACGAGGCATCACCACGAACACTACGAGATAAGGCCGCTAATGGTTCTAATTGCGCCAATCGCTGTTGAATAATATTAGCCTGTTGCGCCCCAGCTAATTGTTGGCCTGCTTGAATAGTTGCGCCGCCACCTAACTCACCTCTAGCCGCTGCGCCCCGGGTCAATTGCTGCTGCTGTCTGCGCTGTAACTCTTGATCGAATTGCGATACCGGGATATTGCCTATAGCCTGCTCTTGCGCCTCTTGCCCCTGTAGCCCCAAAATAGCCTGCTGCTCGTTAAAGCCGCGTAAGTCGTCCACTTGCCGCAGCGGATCTAAACCTGCTTGCGTGGCTTGCTGTGATAGCCCTAACTGCTCATTAGAGCCTTGCTGTAGGATACTCAACGCTTGAGGGGCTCTAGCTGCTATTAAATCATCAATGCTTTGAAACCCACCTGCTGGAGCCGAAACGGAGCCGCTTAAACTCTTAAAAGCCATTATATTCCACCCGTCCCTTCAAAGCCGCTGGCTCCAAAGCCTTTTGGTTGTTGTGTGTTTTGACGCAGAAGCCCAACTTTAGGCGCGAATAATTGCCCCGCTAAACCTGCTATTGATTCTGCCGTTTGTGCATTAGCTCGCTGACCTGCTACATTAGATAGAAGCCTAGCCTCATTACTGCTTGCCTGCAGCTGTGCTAGCGCAGGGTTAGCCCCAACTAGAACTGTCGCCCTATTTGATGCCGCGTTACCACTTAAATCTGCAAGCCTTTGTAATCCAGCCCTTTTAATTTGAGCCTGATCGGAAGTGGCCGCTAATCCTTGTTGTCCAGACGCTAATAATGAATTTCTAAAATCTGGACTTGCCGCACTAACAGACAGGTCACCTTGCCTATCAACTTCTCGGTCCACTACTGGCGATATATTAAACATCTCTGGCCGACTTCTAATAAAATCGGTTGATGCCGCTCTGATCGAGTCAGCGATCGCACCACTTACAGGCAGATTACCAATGAATTGCTCTTGCGCTAACTCCAAAGCCTGCAAGTCTGCGAAAGGGTCTAGTTGCGCCGATGCTTCGGACGCCCCTCGAATAGAAGTTTCTTCCGCTAATGCACTTTGACGCAATATATCCGCTTCGCCAGCTTTGCCAGCCTTATCTAAAAGATCTGCAGACTGTATAGCCGCTTGTCGCTGCCCTTCTGCTGCGCTCTGACTTGCTTTTTTTGCGTCACGCTGACCCTTTATTGCAAGCGCTGTACTGCCAACCGCAGCTCCAATTAACGCACCTGTTGCTGTTACCATTTCATTTGCTCCCGCGTTATTCCATATTGATAGATGCCGCAAATACCATTTCTATCCCAAGACTCTGAATTATAGCCCTGCTCGGTTAACCCTAGAGCCTGAACAAATTTAATAACATTAGAGAAGCATTCTGGTATATTAACCACTACTTTATTAAATCCTGTATTAGAACAAAGCCAATCCATCACAGCGTAACCACCTTTTAATGAATACTCTCTCTTTTCTGGCAACATGAAAACATGGCCTTCTAGTAAAATGCGAGAAAGCGAATTAAACCTATACATGCCAAGGTACTTGCCATTTAAAAAAAGACCTAACCAAATTTCGTTAATTAAGTCAGGCATATATCTATCCACGCCTGACTCTGCTATGTCGTCCCACACGGCATCCATAGTGCCCAAGACAATTTCGTAATCATATAGGCGTTTAACTATGATCTCGCTATCCATCCAGTGCTGCCCTCGCCTGTGTTTTTAAGATAAATTCCTGTGCCTGCACTATCCGTGTCAACATACCATCGGCCAACAGTTGCAATAACTACGCTTTCTGGGCTTCCAGATCCAACGAGAGGCGGTTTAATCGCCTCCGTGACCTGATCCATCCATATTGCAAACTGAACGTTAGGAAAGCCATCCAGAATGATTTTATCGGTTATTGCTGGTGCTTGTATGAACTCAGCCAATGTCTGCTTCAACCTTTATTAATGTAGCCTTTGTGGGGCTTGACACCTCGAATTGTAGCACTCTTTGACGTGGAAACCTACCGCGCCTATTCCATACTGGGCGGTGCATATACTCGCCTATCTTGCCCATTGAGCGAGATATAAAGCCGTCATAAGTTCTTGCGCCATCATCTGACCAAGAAAAAGTAATCTTAGGATCTGAGCCGCCGGTTGCAAAAATAGCATTGCCTGCCGCATTAGTTCCTGTCTGTATTTTTAAATCGTTAGCTAGTCCTACTCCAGCCTCAATAACGGCCTCGATAGATGCCACATTTACGGCATTACCGGAGTTATCAAAAGGGCGCGATGTTATAAGTCTCGGAGTTAAAATACCATATTCTAGCGACTCATCCTCTCTTAGCTCACCGATATTGCCAGTTTGAGAATCGCCAACAATCGTTACCCCGTAAGCTGTAACAATATGCGAAACCCTATAAGCTGAAAGGCTTGCACCGTCAATGGATTGTCTTTCATGCCAACGGTTATTGGTTAAATCGTAAACATAACAGGTTGACAATGTTGATATGCCCATCATGTAGGCGCCTGATTCAGCATATACCCATGAAAACAATTGACCTTCCAGCTCTTCGATAGATAGTTTTGACAGTTCATTTTCTATTGCGATAGTTGATAACTTTCTTTGTTGACCACCTGACACCAGCCAAACCGCTGGGGACTCATCAACACCACCACCAACAAACGCAAGACCGCCGCCAAACTTAACAATTGACTGCGGAGAAAATACACCGATATCAATGGCGGCACCAACAATGGGCGCGAAAGGTGAAGGTGCGCGGCCAACATTTCTAAAAGGCTGGATTGTCTCTGATCCGAAAATGTAGAGCTGACCATTAAGAACGCCCTGCCCTCTTATCTGGTCTGGGTCTACTTCTGCCACGTTAAAATCTAGCGGGTCATAGCCAGTAAGGCCGTTATTTAATGGAGAATTAAAAAACTTCTTTCCATCTGATTTATGGAATGAGAAATAACCGTCAGTATAAATGACACTGGAAGCTGGGCCATCAAAATTAGAGTCTGTAATTTCCGTTAATGTATCTGGTGATGCCGTGAAAATATAGCTTTTACCTGCCGTTAGCGTGTCGGGTATAGCAACAATACATAATTGAGTGCCATTATCTGCCATATAAACACGGCTAATTCCATCTATCACACCAACCGAAACAGTGGTATAAACATCAGCCCCAGCAACAATAGTTCGCTCTAACCTAAACAGCGTATTAGAAATAACAAAATAAGGAATGCCAGCCAATACATGCGCACCCCTGCACGAGTCAAGCACACTACCCGGGATAAGGGCTGTAATGCCCTCAGTACTGAATAAGTTAGCATCGGTGATAGTAGCAGACTGGGGTACGGAAGGACGCCAATTTACCGCTCTTTGGGCGCTTAAAGGTAATGCGTCAGAAGTGTAGAAGCCTGCCGCTATTGGTAGCGTGGTTCTCATTTATCTGGCCTCGACTATAAGATAATCCGCAACCTCAGCGGTAACATTCCGCGCGGCTGTTGTGTTTGCTACCTGCAATTTCATGTAGTCATTCTCGTCAAGCGTCACCGAATTTTTAAGGATGAAAAAGCCAGCATCACTACCACCGGTAAAATTAAACACCTCTCTTGTAAGTGACATCACGTCAACAAACCCAGAGGCCGAATTATCCCACTTTACCACTTTAAGCGTGATGACGTCGCCAGCAGTGCCATCAATAGTGATATCACCAAAAAATGAGTATTCCCTCGGGTCTATTCCTAGGTGTCGTATTTGACCATTTGAGGGAGAGTCGAAATGCTGTAGGTCGCTTGCTGTGTATGTTCCCGCCAAATCAAGAAACGCGCCAATAGCGACGCCACTTAATGCGGTTGCTGAGGATGCCGTAATATCAAGGCGACCGCCCTCAAAAGTGTTGTGGATGCCATTGTTTCCCGTCCAATTACTAGACAGATTATCCGCATCTATACTTGTATTAATGGTAGCGTCATCAGAATCTATTGCGCCGTTACGACGAAACAAGGCATCTGTGATCTTAAATGACGAAGACATAGAAAAATTAGAGCCTGAAAAGTCACTGAACGCCGCCAGCGTGCCGAGATCGGCGTTAACATCTGTAACGAATCTGCCAGCAAACACCAATGCCGTGCCAGACTTAAACAAAGGGGTTGCAACAGAGTTATCAAGCCCCCTAATTAGTGAGGTGGAAATCCTGTACCCGTCCCACGCCCCCGATAAGATCAGGGATGGATTACCGCCAAACCTACCAGTTTCCAACTCCAAACCCTGCCTATAGTTGTCTATCTCACCAAGAGAAACGCAATCATTATAGTTTACGCGGGTTAACTCAATAAACTCATCTCCAGTCGCGCCAACTAAGCTATATATAGAAGACGTAGTGCCTGTGACACTAAGAGCTACATCGCGTGCTTTAACCGACCCCGTACCAGTAAACATTACATGACCGGGGGTGGATGATATAAGTTGTGATATGTCGAAGTCATCACCAACAATACTAATGCCGCCGGCAGGAACAGAAATAGTCCCAAGCCCGGTCATATCTATGATGCCATCAATAAAATATATCTTATCGCTTAATATTGTCCCTGCAAGCTGCGACCCTGCTTTAACTATAATTACAGATGCGGCAACATCAGCAGTGATTGTTATTTGTCCCGCTGCTGCAGTAATGGTAACGCCATCACCAGAAATCAAACTCCTAAAATTAGCGGCAGACGCGGCCACATCATCAACTAGCGTGGCCCCTGTCTGATCAAAACTGAAATCTGTAGCAAAGGTAATCCCGTTCTGTGCATTAATCGTAGAGCTAATACCAAAGCCCGGCGTTATATTCCGTATGGCATTAACTGAACCCTGCACATCCAACACAGGCGTTCCGCTTGGATCACCGTCTTGCACGATTGAACCTGTAACAGCCAAAGCAGCATAAAAATCAGTATCAAGAATGCGTAAGTTTTGACCATTAACAACAAAATCCAAGTATGCACCGCTTGGAATAGTAGTAGAGCCTGTAAACGCGCTCTTCTTTGTGCCTTTTACCGTATTATTAGTCATTTTCTGTGCCTATGTA